AGAAACATTATCACGATGGACGGGCAGGGCAATATCTCCCTGCCGAGCGATATAGGTGCAACCGCCATGACCGAGCGGGAAATCTGCGAACTGTTCGGGGTTATCGCCCCGACGGTTCGGGCAGGGATAAAGGCACTCTGCAAAAGCGGAGTTTTGAGAGAGTACGACATAAAACGCACAGTCCGCATATCGGACAAATACAGTGCGGAGGTTTACAACCTCGAAACGATAGTCGCCCTCGCTTTCCGTGTGGAATCGTTCGGGGCAGCGACAGTCCGCAAGGCTTTGTTAGAGAGGATTATGTACGGGCGAAAAGAGAAAACAACGGTGTTCGTGTCTGTCGTTACCGACACCGAGCCGAGCCGCCGATGGATGGCGTAACGGTCAGTCGGTCGGGGTATCAGTCCGTAATACAGTCATACATTCATACGGTCATACCGTCACACGGACGGAAAGGGGCTGTTTCCCGACCGCAGGAAAGCGGAGCAGTCATTCCCGTTTACAAAGGCAAAGCAAGCACGGGGCTTTACGTCGGCTTCAAGGTCAGGCGGCTGCGCCGTCAGGGGAACAATCTCCACCCTCATTCTTCGGGTAGTATTCTTCCCCCGAACCTTGCATCCGACCGCCCCATGCAAAAGAGCCTTTGAAAACGGAAACGACCGCCCCGCCACCCACCGACCGAAAGGGAAAAAATAAGGTGGGGTTATATGGGTAAGCAGACGGCAGGGACAGCCACCGCCGAAAGGCAGACGGGCAGACGGACGGCACGCCACAGGGTATTTACGGAGAAAATACCGTAGCTTATTAGGGAATTTTCCGAGCCGCAATACTACGTATCGCTGAAAATTCCCCAATAAGGCAAGGGGCAAGCCCCTCTGCACACCCCATCGGGGACGGCATTTGCCACCCCCGAAGATACAAAAAATCATTGTTTCACAAGCAAAAAAAGAAAGGAAGAATATATGGGTTTCGTAGTTTTACACATGGAAAAGGCGCACGGCAGCGACAGCGGAACGACCGCACATATCGAGCGTTTCATCATACCGAAGAACGCCGACCCCACACGCACGCACCTAAACCGCAGGCTCATCGAATACCCCGACGGGGTGAAAGACCGTTCGGCGGCTATACAGCGGAGATTGGAAGAAGCGGGGCTGACACGCAAAATCGGAAGTAACCAAGTACGGGCAATCCGCATCAACGTGTCGGGAACGCACGAGGACATGAAGCGGATAGAGGAAGAGGGGCGTTTGGACGAGTGGTGCGCCGACAATCTGAAATACTTCGCCGATACGTTCGGAAAGGAGAACATCGTGGCGGCTCACCTGCACAGGGACGAGGAAACACCGCATATACACGTTACGCTCGTTCCCATCGTCAAGGGAGAGCGAAAGCGCAGGAAAAGGGAGGAACAGACAAAGAAGCGATACCGCAAGAAGCCGACCGACACCGTGAGGCTGTGCGCAGACGATATTATGACACGGCTGAAATTGAAGTCCTACCAAGATACCTATGCCGAAGCGATGGCAAAATACGGGCTGCAAAGGGGCATAGACGGCTCGAAGGCTCGCCACAAGTCCACGCAGCAGTATTATCGGGATATACAGAAACTCTCCGACGACCTCAAAGCGGAAGTGGTGGATTTGCAACAGCAGAAAGAAACGGCACGGGAAGAACTAAGACGGGCGAAAAAAGAAATACAGACCGAGAAGCTGAAAGGGGCGGCAACCACCGCAGCCACCAACATCGCCGAGAGTGTCGGTTCTCTTTTCGGCAGCAACAAGGTCAAGACATTGGAAAAAGAGAACACCGCCCTGCATAGGGAGGTAGCCGGCCACGAGGAAACCATCGAAGCCCTGCAAGATAGAATACAGACCATGCAGGCAGACCACAGCCGACAGATGGCGGAAGTAGAACGGAAGCACCGCAGGGAGATAACAGATAAGGACACAAGGCACAAGCAGGAAATATCGTTTCTGAAAACGGTAATCGCAAAGGCTGCGGCATGGTTTCCCTATTTCCGTGAAATGCTCCGTATCGAAAACCTCTGCCGCCTTGTCGGGTTCGATGAAAGGCAGACCGCAACGCTCGTCAAGGGAAAGCCGTTGGAGTATGCAGGGGAACTCTACTCGGAGGAACACGGACGGAAATTCACGACCGAAAAGGCTGGGTTTCAAGTCGTGAAAGACCCCACGGACGGGACGAGACTGGTTCTTGCCGTTGACCGAAAGCCCATTGCCGAGTGGTTCAAGGAACAGTTCGACAAGCTAAGGCAGAATATTCGCCGACCTATACAACCGCAAAGGAAAAGCAGAGGAATGAAACTGTAATCGGCTTATTGCATTGAGGTACAAAAAAGTACCGTCCACAAATGACTGATGAATCGGTACTTTTTTGTACCTTTGTGGGTAGATTTCAGAAAGAAACCGTATAAAAATTAGAAGTATAGATGAAAATAGATATACCAGAATACAATAAAAACACAGGGCTTCAGCTTTGCTGGGGTGACGGTTATATGATAAAAGTCGCAAGCGAAAATAACAAAGTTGTTATTTCTGCAAATCGAGAAGGGCTTATTTCGATGGTAAATCATCTGCTCAATTTAGCACAGGTAGATGTGCCATGTGGCACACATATACATTTGGACGAATATAATGCACTTGAAGACGGTTCAATAGATTTAATCATTGAGAAAATATGAAACAGTGGAAGCTAATATCATTGTTTCTGATAGAAGCAATAATAATGCTCTATGCAGTTCCTAAAGCCAATGAAGATGAAATCAGTATGCAAGATAGGCTGTTATTTGATTTGTCATTAGCTTTGTTGATAAGTCTGGCAATTTTGATAAGAGAGAATCGCGGTGAACGTAAATCTATTGCCAAACTGTTATTAGTATGCGTTGCTACATATCTTCAAATTGTATATAGTTCGGCATTTTATGAATGGGGAGGAGGTATATGCTTAATCCTGCCGATACTTCAGATTATATTCGGATATACGATATTTAAGTTGTCCCACAACGTTGTGTCGCTATTCGTAGGCTGTTCTAATCTTCTGTTTTCAACGATATGGGCAAATCAGATGTTTGGCATCCTATGGTTTCATAACAGATCCAGCGACCTTGAAACTATGGCTGTAGCTTCTTTGTATGCCGGAGTAGGAGCATTGCTTGTGGTGGTAATCTCGTCAATAATGATAATGAAGTTTAATCCGAAAGACCTTAAAAGCTATGAAACTGACCGATAAACGATTTTGGAAGTTTGAAGCAATCGTGCTGGTATGCACGAGTATCTGCATATTTATATTGTGGATAAACCATTTATTGTGGTTCAATTTCATTGCCTTCGTCTTTTGCTGTCTGTTTCTTGTAGGTGGTGCTATGACATGGAAACTATACAAAGGCAGCCAATGGTGGAAATTGGGAGGGTTTCTATTTCTGAATACAACAGTATTGCTTGCCATTGTGCTGTTCGGCTCTGTATGGGATTGGAATGATAATGGCGAACGTCCTGCAAATATACCTCCTGACGAAGGGCACTACATTACCAATAACGAGTTGGTCGGAATTATAATGTTACTTTGGTTAATCTGCGCTCCTATTCTATCTTGTGCCATTTCATACATTACCAAACGCTGGATTATAAAAAATGGAGCAAAGGAGACAAGCGATGAACAGTAAGGAATACAACAAAAAGATAGCTGATGCAAGGCGTAACGAGAGCCGTAAATTTGGTTTTCGTCAAAGCTCCTACATCAACTTCAAGGTGGAAGCAGGATATTTTTTCTGTCTGTATTTCCTGACCGAAGAAGCCCGGTTGACCGTCAAACCGATGTATGCCGATGAGTTGTGGTGGGATATTTGGAACGCAACCGAGAATAAGAATGAGCCTTTAAGCCTGCGTGGCACAGGTGCATATTCTTTGTCCGGACAAGTGTTGGCTTCCTACAAGATTGCAGAAACGACAGATGACAGTAAACTTGCAGATATGTTTGAAGCGGTATTTCATGCAGCAACAGCCGAAATATTAATATTTTTAACAACCAATCCCGATGCTGACAAGTTTTTCCCTGACGAGACCAAAATGGATCATGACCCCGACAGACTGCTTTACCTTATGGCACTTATCCATCATGGCAGAGAGGAAGAAGTTCTTGCAATAATAAAGGATGCCCGGCAAAACAAACACAGTTGTATGTTTCACAGCGGCATGTTCAGCGACAGTTACACCTATGTCCGCCGTTGGTGCAATCGAGGACAGGCAAGCGGAGGACGTATGCGACACGTCTTGAAATCCTATTTCGACACGATTGTAAAGTTGAGGGTTCTATCTTGTGCCATTTCATACATTGCCAAACGTCTGTTACGTAAAAACAACATAGGTGAACAATGAAAAAAGAGATATTGCAGCAATTAATCGCTTCAAATGAATATCTGTCCGAATTCAAGTTAAAGGGGCAAAGATTGATAAGGACAACTCCCGATGGTTTGGAGCAATGAAATTAGTGTTATGCTTATTGCTCTTTCATAGAATTATTATATCTTTGTCGCCGAAAGAGTTATTTGACAGCATAGCATCGCAAATCGCAGAAATTCGCACGATTGCTAACTCGTTACCACTACTTCTCAAATAATTCGCTAAAAGTTTATTCTTCAATCGGTTAAGTCAAACCAGTGAAAATCTAAAATATTTCGTGGTACCGTCCAAATCTATCTTCTCCATCATTTCGGGGATGATAGACATACCGGCAGAAACCATCGTGTAGCGAGTATAGAGTATCTGATGAACTATCTTCTCGGCCGGTGTCATTTCAAAAGTCAACCGTTCTATGAAGGTAGAAGCATTGAAAGACTTTCCGCTACCACGCCCACCGGTGATAAGAATTATAAATTTTTCCTTATCCTCATATAATGGATGGTAAATTTCTTGGGGTACTATCATTTTAGCTTGTCTTTAATCCAGGAATCAATGTTGATGCCATGCTCTATGTCTGTTGGAATATCAGCATTTGCAATCTTTTGGTTTTCATCAGCAGGAGATTCACCGATAAGTTCTAATAAATACCTTATAGCGTTCAAATCTGCATCACCCACAGCTTTCGCTATGAGTTTTTTTATCATGGCATCCTTTACAATGTATTTCCGACCTTTATCATCTGTAGTTTCAGCATTCAACGCAGCAATGGCAAACTCTCTTGCGGTTTTCACAAGTTCCTTTTTCTGTCTTCTCGATTCAGCCGAAAGTCTTGCGAGTTCCTGCGCTCTCTCTGTGCTAATGCGTTTGCCTTTCTGCGTTAAATTCTGTTCGTTCGCCATTATTCTACCCCAAATTCTATTCTATCCATAAATTCTTTTCCATCAATGTATCGTTCTTCAAATCCATAACCGAACATCTTCATGAAATTAGCCCTTTCTGTTGGGCTATTAAAAGACAGCACGACATAGCTTAACATTCCGTTATCCTTTTCAAAGCTATTTTGGTTGCTAATTCTGTCTTTTATCTTTTGCACTTCATTGTGACGTACAATTTGATTTTCTTTTGAATCCTCATAAAAATTATTGGAACGGTTAATGTCTTTATTCTCTTTACCTTCTTTAGTAGCTTCATCTATGGCTGATAACGAATCGTCCAATATATCTTCCTTTCTCCAAATATCATCGTTAATAGAAAAGTCCAAGTCACCAATTCCAAGCATATTCAAATCGAAGTCATTCAGTCCGGCAAGGCTATAATCAATTCCATCAAGCATATCTTTTAACATATCTGAATCAAAATCGCCTTGTACGCTTCTGTTATTCATAAAGATATTCTGCTCTTTTTCAGTTTTTTCGTCCATGTGAACTACTTCAACACGAATCAAATAATCATTAGTTCTCGTGTCCGGATTGTATTTATTTACTTCATCTATCACTGAAATACGTTGATGACCAGAAACAAGGTTGCCAGTAACCTCATTCCATACAATACCACCAAGCAACCCTACACGCTTTAGGTTTGCTTTCAGGTTCTTTCTTGCTTCTTGTGTTATTTTGCGAGGATTGTAGTTAGCGAAGTTTATATCACTCCGCTGTATTTCTCTACTTTCCGGTTGAGTTATTTTGTTCTCTTTCATAATCGAATATTAATTTTTCGGAATATGGGAACTCTTTCAAAATGCGTTTATAATCATTGGGATATTTACTACGCATTAATAGCATCGTATTTAAATCAATAGTAAATCCTTGACTTATAGCGTTTGCATCATAGATAAAAGGTTGTATCAATCCACTTTGCCTAATATATTGAAGCACTTCTTTGTTTGTCCACAATGCAAGAGGATAAACCATGCCTTTATCTGTTACATAGCCGGTTTTAGCAAACTTCTTTAAACGCATCCGTTTCATATAGCCATCTACGCCTTTCATTCCGCTGAATCCGTACATGACGCCTGTCTCTTCTCTTACAAATTGTTCTATTTCACCAATCTTTCTCGGCTTTATAGAACTATCTGGTTCACGAAAAAAGCCCCAGAAATCGTAATAGTCACGCTGAAAATGTCTAATTTTGCGTACTTCTACATTTTTGTAATGATTTTCTGCCCATTTGATATAAGGCTGCACATGGTCTAAATTTGGTATGAGGTACATATAATAGCATATAACCTTATCAAATACACCTGCAAGCATATCCAATAAAGCTATACCGTCTTTACCACCGGCTGAATAAAACAACACAGCAGTGTCCGTTTTATCACGAACACTGCGTATTATCTGCATTGTAAGGGCATACTTGTTCATAGGCTAACCATTTGAACCATTTGCTCCACGAACCCCAAAGGCAACACGTAAGTCATACCGTCTTTGGTCTCTATTTCCTAACTGCGTTGTACCAGCTTCACCGCCACGTCTGGCAACCAATCTACCACCAGCCCCTGCACCGTTCATATTACGGCGCGGTCCCATTGTTCTGTTAATTCTTCTCCTTGTACTACCGACTCAGCTAATAAATTTTAAAATTAAACAATCAAACATTATCTGTACTAAGTATCTTACCCAAATGATACCATACTTGGCAAACAAGATATTCTTTGCCGTTTTCTTCAAATACTTGGTCGTTACCATCTTCATCTGTAAAAATGATAAATTCAGCACTCTTAACCTCCACCGTAAGACGTGGCGCATCTTTTCGTCTGCCATTTATAAGAACCAAAGCGTCATACTTTATTGGTACTACATCCACATCCTTATCATCATTTGGTATATCTTCTTGCCGTTTGTATCTTTTGCCATCGTGTTCAAAATATACATATCTTGTAACATTTGAGGGGTAAACATATCTATGTTCTATGTCTTGTTCACCTTTTAAGATAGATTGAAAACTATCTTTTTTAATCTGTAATGTTAATGCATTCATAATCGTGTCATTTTTTTAATTAATACTCAATAGTTGCGGGGGGCTGAATCGAACAACCGACCTTCACCAAGTCAAAGTGAAAAGCTACCACTGCTACACCCCGCGATAGTACCCCAAAGGTACTACCACAACCAAAGATAACGAAATATCTTCAATCGTTATACACGACAATCGGCTTATTGTCGTGAACTAAGCCATTTATCCCGTCTTTCTCTACACGCCTCTAAGGTAGGCGCACAACAAGCAAAGAGTTCACCACTTTCAGTACGGTAATCGTACTGTACATTCTCACTCTCTTACCTCTCAACCTGGTGTTGTAGGTAGTGTAATTCTCTTTACCGGGCTGGCATACGCTGCAACCTCTTTCGTCGTTAATTGAGTTCATAATTAAATCCCCATTTTACTAATTATTTTCTGACTGATTTTTTCTGCAACCATAGTTTTCAGCTCTTCAATATCAAGAAGGGACACAATGATATTTGCATCAAATTCTTTGGCTACATTCTTTGCAACTGCTCTAACAAATGTGCCGTCTTGTATTGATTTGCTTACGCTTTTGCCTATTCTTCTTGTTACTTCTGCATTTACTATCTGCTCAATATTGAGGCTTTTTACAGCATCACTGACAGCTTTAGACATTGCATTATTCAATGCCACACTGTCTACATCAAGTTCTAACGTACAATTACCTTTCATTTATAATCTATATTTAATGTTTCGCATTCAATTTTTCACATTCAATCTTTCTTCACTCGTATAAGCCACTACAAGCCCTGTTTCATCATGCTGTATGGTGATGTACTTCTCGCCTCTCTCTATGGTAGAAAAGTCGTATGGTGTACATAGCTTACCCAATACCTTGCCCAGTTGTTTCATTAGTGGGGCTTCAGGGCTGATAACTAAAACTAAATCCGCTTTCATAATCGTGTATATTGTGGCAGCTCGAAAGCTACCGGATTAGAACTCAACCAATATCAATCTTTCTAAAGAACCTGATGCTTTCACCCACATATGATTATGTCCGAAACCATAATCGAAAAACAGTTTAAAATAAGGGTATCTTACTATTAAAGAGTTCATACAGCCTCTTAACTCGTCTTCTGACATACAAGAAGTTATTTCATTGATTATTTGAACGAAAAGGTGTAAAACTTCTGGTTCATTATTCAATAACGGTTTTTCTATAACTGCTTTTAAAAATATATTTTCTTTCATATTCTTCTATATTGCGCAGGGCTTTCGCCCTGCTGGTTAATTATTTAATATCGTAATCTCTTTGTTGCCTATCTCTGTATCTACATTCAGAACCTCATACCTTTGAGCCTTGTAGTTATAAACGACTTCACAAGTATTAAACCCTCTACCGTCTTCTCTTTGGTCATAAACAGTATCTATATGCTGATACCTTTTATTGCCTAACATGAAGTTTATCTTACCTGATGTACAGAAGTAGAATGCTACTGCATACTTCAATGTTTTCTTTTCATCAATCTTCTTTGTTGCCTTAATCATATATCTTTTAATTGTTATTACTTCGTTTCTGATGATACAAAAATAGTATATTACGTAACATATAATACTATTTATATAGTTAATAAAATATAAATATATTATTTTACGTAACATATACTAATTATATAAGTATATTTGCATCATGGAAAAGGAAGATAAAAGGAGAGTTATACACGTAGAAATGAAAGCGACAGGTAAGCATAGATACTTTGCTTCACCTGCTGCCATCTATGATGTATTTTCAAGCCAAGAACTCGGAATTGCCCGGCAGTCACTTCTGAACTACTGGCAAAAGACGGAAGAGCCTTATGAAAATGCAATCTGCATTATTAGGAAGGGAGAATTAGAACGTAAAAAGAAAGGAGTTATATTATGATGAAATTATCAGAAATTAGAGATGCTTACGAAGAAATCTCAGGAAAACTTAGTGATATAAATCGCCAATTATGCTTTGCTGGATTTGCAATTATATGGATTTTTAATAAGACAGATAACGATATTTCCGTACCTACTGAATTATATTTACCAGCATTACTATTGTGCGCTTCATTATTTTTTGATTTACTGCAATATGCTATATCAACATTTGTATGGTATGGCTATTATTTATGCAAGCGAGAAAAGAACAATAAAGACGAAAATATAGATGTTAATGAACCGGAATGGCTAAATACAATTTCCTGGTTGATTTTCATTATAAAAATAATCTCACTTATAATAGGGTACATTCTAATTGGAAAATTCTTAATCTCAAAAATATAAAAATTATGGCAAAAACAAACAATCAGAAGCCCAGTTCCCCAAAAACTAAAGTTACTAAAAACATTCCTTCACATCGCAGTAGTAAAAAAGGAACGCTTAATGAATCAACAAACACAGGGACTGGCCCAAGAACACCTAAAAAGTAAAATAAAGCCGGAGCGCTAAGCCCCGGCTCATTAATTGATTAGCCCTTTGATTCTTAACCGATTTACGATTTCGGTATAAAGATACTCTATATCCCCGCTGAAATCCCCATAGTTCTGATACAAAAACACGACATCAGCACAATTGTCGGAAATTGTACTTTTGGACTGAACCCCAAGCACCCTTGACATCTCTTCACGTAACCCTGCTGTCATTTTTCCACCAGCAAGCGAGCTTGGAGAAAACAAATACAGGATAATGAAAATGAACTTCTTCCGCTGGGTAACACTGTCAATATTCGGTGGACATCCTCTCTCATTCAGCAACTCAACGAATATTTTGTAGATTTCATGGATAAGGCTTTTGTCTTTCAAAATTGGGGTGGTCAAGGCGTTTTCTTCTTCTGAAAGTTCTGATTTCTCGATACGAATCTTTTTAAGACGAATTATTTTGTTAAAATCCAGTTCCATAACACGATTATTTTAAAAGTAAATAGTATATTTGCATCATAATCGTGTAAGGAAGAGCTGATTCATGGTCGTGCGTGGGTTGGCTCTTTTTCATTCTTCCCCATTCGTGCTGACGAATGGTTTCTTTTCCAAATCATAGCAGGTGATATATACCCGTTTCCCATTAACATCACATAGAGCAAGGGCATATCCTTTCTCCAGTATTTTAACCGGCTGATTGTCGCAATAGACAGTACTTCCAACCGGAACTCTTATAAAATGACGTACTATCATTTGATTATCTTTAGCTTGTTATACCAGCGTGAAGAGAAAGGGAACCACCCGATTAGGAATGATTCCCCGAAAATAGTTACTTTATATAGTTTGCTCATATTTGTTCAGTTTTGCTCTAATTTATTCTAACGTACTTACCTGCAATATCACAAGTTTTTATTACCTCCGCATTATCCTCACCAAAAGCGATGAGAATACTACCACAGCCGGGAGAATCTCCACGAGTTCCGTCTGGACGGAAGAATCTGATTCGGTTACGCAAGAATTTCATTGCCGTTGCCTTCTCGAATATCACATCCTGAAACATCTTTGAATCGCAACGATTGAAAAGTAAAGCAATGCCGTTTCCATGTTCTGCCATCCGTTTAACGAAACATTCTATAAGAGGACGGGAATAAGGTGGGTTCAACCAAACGCGACCTTTCCATTCCTGTTTTAATCCATCGTCATTTTTGTTGTACATGACATTTGCCGTTTTATAGGGGGGGGCTACTGGGGCACATGGGTCTAAATCAAATTCACCCAATGCGTCTATAATTTCTTTCGGTGTGTACCATTCATCGGTACTATTAGCCGATTTTTCAAAGGTTGTATTCATTTCTGTTCCGTTATTAGTTAATTGGCAGTTTCATAAAGCACATCCATATCGTTTTACTTTGTCGGCCAGTGGTATGCCCAAACAAAGGCTTATAAGGTATAATGGATAAAACTTCATTGACTTTTATTTCACTCTCACTCCATTTGAATACCAATGTCCCGTTGGGCTTTAGGACACGCATACATTCATCAAAACCGCTTTTTATCATTTCTTGCCAATTATCCGGAAGCCTACCATATTTCTTTGCCATCCATGATGTTTTGCCAAGTGTTTTCAAATGTGGCGGGTCAAACACGACCATGTAGAAAGAGCTATCCTCAAATGGCAAGTTGGTAAAATCAGCCACTATATCAGGTCTTATTTCTATTATCCTAATCTTATCTCTGTCCTTGGCCGTAAGTGTTTCCGAACGTTTGTCAACAAATAAGGCAAGAGGATTATATTTGTCAAACCAAAACATTCTACTGCCACAACAGGCATCTAATATAAGTTTTCCATTTTCCATTAAGCTATTTCTTTTGATTTCTTCAATCTCAACTTTCTCAATACTTTGCAAAGTGCTTCAGTATTTTTTCTCGCTTGTGTAACCTCCACCGCATTCCCGATAAATTTCTTTTGGTCAGCTTGTGTGCCTATTAAAACATAATCTTCAGGGAATCCCATAATCTTTTTGAGTTCCGGAATGCGAAGCATCCGCATTTTAATATCCACTATGCCATACAGTGCCATGAACTCCTTTATCTTCACGGTCATAGGACTATCATTGTTGTAGATTTCAATCGCTACCTGACCGCTTTCTGTTGCTACCAGATAAGGCGGCATCTTATCCATGCGGGCTATTAATGTGAAGCAGGGGCTATCAACAGAGCCGCCAGCACTGTTGAACTGTGGATTCATCAGATAGTGCCATTTCCTGTTTGCGGTAATGGTCTGGGAGGGTTCCTCTATACTGCTACCTACATTTGAGAATGCAGTATTCATTATCCACGGCTGGTATGTTACCAAGTTTTGTTTCGGTGTTGTGGTAACAGCGGGGCATGGCGAGTTTATATCAGACACCTGACCACCTCCAGAATATTGATTCATAAAAAATGGAGATACAAGAGAAAGTCTGTCTTTCGTCAGAAGTGTAGGACAAGGCTGGTTAATATCCTTTCCTGTATCCTTAAAGTTATAAGAACACATAAATTGGCTTTCAATTAAAGCCATCCTGTCCTTCGTTGTGACCGTAGGTGCAGGAAGTTCCACCGAATGATTATGCCCGTTCCCATAGTAAGCCGATACAAAAACGTGGTGGTCTTTACAAGTGATTGCTCCAGCCGGTTCTTCCACTGATACGTTCTTGCTGTCGGGGTGTCCGCTAAACTGCTTAGAGAGGAAACAAACTTGCGCTACTCCAAGTCTGCTTTGCGTGGCTACCACCGGACATGGTTCGTCAATCCCAGGAGCGTTATATTTCCCTGTACGGCTCATAGAATTATACTTTACGAGGAAGGCATCCTTTCCGCCGGCTACAAACTTGATAAGTCCGGCATAGATACGTTCAAGCGTTTTCTCTGCAAGAGGCTTTTCCCTGAAGATGGTAGTTCCTTCATCAGAGAAATCAAGCACATCTTTTACCGGCTTCCACTTCTCCAGCCGCGAGAACATATCTTGCCTACCACCTTTACAGTGGGTCGGTTCAGGGAATACTATCGGCAAGTTCTTTTTAGCAAAGATGCCGAAGAAGCGTTTTCTTGTGGTGTAGGCACCGAAGTCGGCAGCATTTAAGATGCGGTGCTCAAAGTTGTAACCGTACTTCTTGACATTGCGCACCCACTTTTGATAAAGCCGGCCTTTGTCCATGCTGATAGGTTTCCCATTCTCATCCATATCTCCCCATGACATAAACTCTTCTACATTTTCAATCTGAATGTAGTCAGGGTCTATAACATCAATATAACGGAAGAGATGTTCTGCCAACGTTCGGCTGTCGGCATCTCTCGGCTGACCGCCTTTGGCTTTCGAGAAGTTGGTACACTCCAAAGAAGCATGAAGCATTATCATGGCATCAGGGTATAGCTGACGGATACGTTCTACAATAGTGCTTATCGGGGAAAGTTCCAGTGTACGGATATCCTCAATAAAGTGAAGTGCATCAGGGATATTGGCATCATGTGAAAGGATGGCATTCTTGTCATGGTTCACACAGCAAACAACCTTTCCACATCTATTTCCATCCAATCGTGCTTCTTCCACACCTTCGGACAAACCGCCGGCGCCACAAAAGAGATCAATAACAAATAGTTCTATATCGGACAGACCTTCAATGGATTTTAAGATATTTTTCTGCGATTTCATAACTTCTCCTTTTTAAACAGGTGGCTGAACGCATTATCCAAATCCAAGTCCAGATTCAGTTTGGACGGGAAAGATTTAATGTATTCGTACATCTTATAAGCGAGGTTGTCATCATCACCGCATCTGTCAATCAGTGTGAGCAACATGGCGTTCACCATGTCAGAATCATTGCCGAAGTTTTCCTGAGTGGATTCGCTGCAATGATTCACATCACTTTTCAATCTCTTTATCGCGGCTATGACTGTGTTGAAGTTTCTTTTTGAATCGTGCCGCAATTCAAAGCCTTCCTTCTTGTATTGCTGCTGCATTTCTAGAAGGTTGGTTTCTAAAACGTCCGTGAGGACAAATACGATGTTGGTTATCGTATTCAGTTTGTCTGTTCCTTGCATAATCGTGTATTCTTATTTCTAATTCGAATGAATCCCCTTCGTTCTGTTTCTTCTAACAGTGGAAAGTCTTCATTCTTGATTTCACATTCTGTTTCGTAGTTCACGGAAGTATAACTTGGGATATTGAACTTTTTCCGGATTCTTACGATAACATCCGGATTTCTTGTTACCCAGTAAACGGTTATTCTCATGGTGATATCAGCATTTTTCTAGCTTCCTCATCTCCTGCATCAGCACGGTGCTTGATTTCAATGTACTCAGCATAAGAGATTCTGTTATCTCCACGCTCCTCTATCTCTTTTTCACGTTGGTTTCTGTATCGTTCACGCTCTTTCCGTTCAATATCTTTCCGACGTTCAGAAACGTAGTCCAGCATCGCACTTGTTATTTTCAATGGATCTATTGAACCGTAGAACCGCCCATACTTCCCTGACTTAAACCGTGCTATGAAAAAACAGATTTCAGCGGCATTTATATAATAATACTCCGAAAGGAATATCTCCGATAGTTCAGAAAGTTGCTCTTTCGCTATCTTGGTTGAAACTTCTGCAAAGTCATTCAATGAGCCAAATTGTATCTTTAGCCATTCTATCGGTGTTTCATCCCCATAAGTAGAAGACAATAGCCCTAAACTCGGAATGCTGTCATTCAACGCCAGTTCTGAATGGGTTGCATTACATCTGACAAGTTTGAACTGCAAATCAGGGTTGTAATCAAGAATGAATTGTGCAGGATCGGGATATTTATTCAATAACGCCCTCTGCTTCAAGTTCCTTTCTCTTTTTTGCGGCAGCTTCTCTAACGGTTGTAGCGACTGCAAGAACTGAATCACGTTTTCGCTGCTCGCTATCCTGTTGATTTTTACTAAGTCTTGTCCCATTATAGTTTCCTTCCAATATTTTAGTAAAGTTTGCTTGTTTGAAAATCCAATCAAAGTCGCATTTCCAATTGCGGTCATTAGCTCCAAGTAAGAACGGGGATTGAAGAATGAGATTGAAAACACTCCTCACTGACTCTTTCCCATATTGGGCTATCCGGGCTTTTACAGCCTTTTTTCTCACATCAGTCATTGATCTTATCTGCTGGAGTCTGTCTTTGAATGTGGTATTATAGTATTCCATCAATCCGCTGTAATCAATCTTTTCAGAGGGGGAGGGCGAAGAAAGCTTGGCTTTCTTTGATACTCCGTCAGGAGTATTTTCTTTCTTTTGATGTAGAGATATATCTATATACTCTCTTTCTTCTTTCTTTGTATTTGTGCCCTCTGTGTGCCCTGATTTTTGTAAAAGTTCGGATTGCGGTAGATTGCTGTTCATGGGCTGTGCCCCAAGTTGTGCCCTTAGTTGTGCCCATTCGTGTCTTAATTCATTGATTTCCTTTTCAATACCTGTGTCCTTACTTGTGCCCTTGGTTGTGCCCATTGGATTATATTCTTCATATTTACATAAGGTTATAAGGTTCATTCCTTGATTGCACTCAACAGTTATCATACCTTTCTTTCTAAGATGCACAAGAAAGGAACGCACCTTCTTTTCAGACCATTTCCAACGCTGTGACAGAAATCTTATGGATGCAGGATATTGACCTCTTGAATAAGAGATTTCTCGACCTCCGATACTCTCCTTTCGGGGCGTTGCCTCAAATCGTGCAGACTGAATTAAGTCTAACCACGCTTCGCAACTGCTAAAAGTACGGGCTTCATTCCACATTTCATTCGAGAAAAACCTGCGGCTTAGCCTCAAAAATCCTTCGTCCATAGTCTTAGAATCTCACGTTAGTTAATTGCCTTCCGTTAGAAAATACAGCCCACTTACCATTACCGCTATCAAACAATCGTAAATCCGACACCTCTCCGAAACGTTTGATGTTACCGCATAAATCCACAATCCATCCACATTCTTTAGAAGGATGCGGGCGGATGGCACGACCGACTATCTGATACCACATGGCAAGTGACATTGTAGGACGTGCCATAACGACCGTATCAAGTTCCGGATAGTCAAAGCCAGTCGTAAGTACACCCACATTAGCTACTACCGGAATTTCACCAGCTTTGAACGCCTCAAGAATATGTTCACGTTCTTTCTTAGGAGTATCACCTGAAACGATAGCGCAACCGGGTATTGACATCGTTAACCGTTCCGCTTCTTTCAAAAAACGGGTAAAGACCAAAATACCCTTCCGTTTTCCTCCGGCTTTGGGATTCATCAGCCTTTGGACGATATGAACGAGATAACCGTAGAAGTCTATCCGTTCATATTCTTTTTGAACTGACCTATCCGTATAGTCGGCACCAGTAGTATTTACTTTCAAGTTAAGTTCATTCCACCCTGAAGGATTCATTGAATAGTAATCCAACTTCGCCAAGTAGCCCATATCTAATAGGGTTGATACCTGTACATGATAAATGACCTCTGAAAAGACATGAGGTTTTGTCCGAGTGATAAATTTCAGCATGGAACCGAAATCACGACTGGAGCTTAAACGGTATGGCGTTGCTGTCAGTCCAAGAACCTTACACTTCACTGCATCAAAAAAATCCTTGTACATTCCCTCTTTGGGGTTTACAAGATGACATTCATCCACAATGATGTTCTTGAAGTGGGTAAACAGTTCGGGATGATTCTTCACACTGCCGATGGTGGCAAATGTTATCCGGCTTATCTCCTTTGAGTTAAAGGATGCTGAATAGATACTGCAATCAAGAATACCGTATGAACAGAGTTTCTTGAAATTCTGTTCGAGTATTTCCTTCGAGGGCTGGAACACCAAGGTATGACCGTCAAGCCTTGCGGCTATATCCGCTATGATAAGCGACTTTCCGCTGCCCGTAGGTAACACCATAATGGCATTTGTTTTCTTCGCCTTGTTATTGAAGAAAGAAACGGCAGCATCAGAGGCTTTCTGTTGGTAATCTCTCAAACGGAATTGCATTTTCTCAATAAGTATTTGATTAATAATTCTTCATTTCTATTATTTCTCCTAAAGTTCTGCCATGCGGCTCCATAACTAAGATTATGCTTCTCGCAAAATTCAGAAAGAGAATACCGATTGCCATCAATATGTATATATACAGTATTAGTTCGGTTTCTAACCTGCTCTTTTCTGGTAGCCCATTTACAGTTTTCAGGAGAATAATTTCCGTTTACATCTTTTCTATCAATAGTAAGCCCTTTTTGATAACCACTATTCAAAGCCCAATTAACAAACGACTCAGGATTATTTTTCCATTCTTCACAGATACCTATTCCCCTGCCTCCATAATTTTTATAGCTTGAATGTTTAGGTGAATAGCATCGTTCTTTCATACATCTAAAAATCCTATAAATATCAGTTCTTGACAAACCGTGCCTATAATTATACTTAGTGATTCTATCTTTTGTTTTACACCCACAACTTTTTGATGTTCCATTTCGTAATCCATAAGCACTAACAGAATGAATAGAACCACAATCACATTGACAGATATAATAAGATTTAATTCCTTTATGGTCTAATCTATCCAAATCCTTATGCAATACAAGCCATCTACCGAACTTATGTCCTGACAAATCAGGCATCTTATTACATGATTTTTTATAACTCATAACCCTTTCTCCTTTCGTAATTTCTTATTAAGTGCTTTGTAATACTTGATTAGCTGTTCGTACTCAAAATCAGTCATTTTGGAAGTACCATCAGCTTTCACTTTCAGCAAGTCAAATTTCTGTTGCCCGATTTTGGCTATCAGATTCACCCGATAGTCTTCCAAATGATCGGCTTTGAACCTGTTGCAGTGCCGGCATTCGGCATGGCAATTGTTCTCATCAAACCGTGTTGCCAAATGTGTACGACTGAAATAGTGCCCGCAGTCGGCTTGCACGAATGGTTTTATCTGTCCACATGATATACATCGGAAGAATCCGTTTGGCATACAATCACGAAGCCGGATAAAAAGGGAAAACTCCTTGTCGAGCTTAGCTTTCAAATCCGGCTTCTTCTTTACTGTTATCCCTGCTTTATCAAATAAAGGCATAGGTTTTTCTTTCTTCTTTGGTTTTCGTTTTATGTAGTATGGCATTATTTTATATATTTGCGGGTGTAATATTTGTATTCACTCTAAAATCATATTTATATGAAGAACTATCGTATTATTTTCACTCATCATGGTAATGAGTATTCCTTTACAAAGGCGATAAGTGCCAATTTATCACAGTATAATTTTGAAGTAGCATATAGAACTGAAATCAGAACTTATATGACAAATCATGGATTAAATGGGAATTATGAAGTTGTTGGTGTCATAGAAATATGAAAAGTAACTATTAGTAAATAAGAGGATGTTTTTATCATTAAGCATCCTCTTGTTATGTGGTGGTATCGGCAGGATTCGAACCTGCATGAGCTTTCTGCTTTGAGTAACCCTTCCGGCTGGGTAAAGCTCCAGTACTCGTCGTGCGTCTACCAATTCCGCCACGATACCAGATGCCCGTCTTTCCGGGCTGTCAATTATACTTCGATGATTACGATGTCAGGTGCAACACCTTTGATTGCTTCAATCTGTTCGTCAATCACCTTGTTTTTGTATTCCTCAATGGTTTCATTCGCACCAGCAGAAACCAAAGAAAGTGAAACATCACGACCATCTACATCAGCATAAATTTCAACTTCGATTTCCTCACAAGCAAAGCCTTTGAAAAGAGGAATATTCAGTTTGAAGGATTTCGGAAGATTAGAATCAACCACCTGAGAATAATTATCCGTCTTGCTGCCGTTTTCCTCTTTGCTGCGCTCGATGTCTTGGTTAACCTTTGCTTTGAAATTCTTCAAAGTGGAAACCAGCATCATGTTTTCTGATTTATCCTTGAAGAAAGCACGGTGCATCTTGAAGAACTGGGATAGCTTGACAGGTTCCCATTTCTTATCCGTGTTAATGCCAAATTCCTGCATTTCTTTTGAAGCCTGTAAAATACCACTGATTCCAGTCTGATAGTAGTTGGTTTCATCAATAGTTAATGCCAACCCCATCTTATCACGGTTTACGATGATATTGGTCGATTTCTGATTAATCAGTTCGACACGCTTTTCCAACCATCTGAGAGGTGCATCTATCGTTCCACTGATAACTACTAGCTCCGGTTCTTTCGGGTCAAGTGCTACCGGTGCTTCGCCTTCTCTTAATACTACTTCAATAGGTTTGCCGTTGTAATCTTTAGGCACAACCAAGTTGATTTTGTTTTCGCTCATGATTCTGTTCCTGCTTTACGGTTAATACTGAATACTGTCTTTTGCATCTCCTGTGGCATAATGGGACGGCTATAAACCAGTTCGCCCAGCTTG